TTGACGCTCATAGAGCCTTTGCTTTTGTGTTGCATCATAATAAGTATATTTTCTTCCATTTACTGTGGTGGGTTTTGGGTCGCTTTCATACTGCTTGGGTTCGCTTATTCCTTCCCAATATGGAAAATGTGAGTGTCTACAATTATATGAGTAAATGTTATTGGGGTTCGTTGGGTTTCCATATCCGCATATGCTTTCAAATTCATCAAGCGTGTATATTTTACCTTGCCATGTTGCATGTGATGGTCTTGCGCCCATATGCTTTGATACTTCTACTTTTTCAACCCCTGTTTTGGTTATATTATCTTGCATAATTTTGCCTGCCATTTGATTACTTGATGTCATTATACTGTTTCTTGTAGCGGTATCAACTTGCCATGTTCTTCCGCTTTCATAATCAACATGTCTTAATCCGCTTTTAGCTAATTCTCTAACAACATCATTTACAGATTGTTGATAACTAAATGCCCCACTTGTTGTTTTTGTTAAAGCCATATCTAAAGCATCAGTGAACATTTGCCTTGTTGCAGTAACTTTATTTGCTGTTCTAAATCCAGTGGTCTTTGTTAGATTTAATATATCTTCACTTGCTTGCGATAACATAGCTTCAACAATTTGTTGTGTACTATTGGTTTTGTTTAATTCTTTACCCGCTTCACTCCACAATGACAAATCATTATTAAAAGACATATTCCCTATATCGTCATAAAGTTCTGGAATTGTATTTCCTATTTCTTCTTTAACTTCATCAATAGACTTTTGCACCATTTCTTTATATGCTTTTGTGTTTTCTGCAACATGTTTTTTGTATTGTGCATCAGCATTTAAAGTTTTCATAACTTCCGTCTTAATTCTTGCAGGACTATATCCTTTTTCTTGCAAAGCTAAAGCTTGCAACTCTGCTGTTTCTGTCCATCTACTTTCTTTTGAAACTCTTCTTGCAATATCATTTATAACACTTTTTTCTAACTTTTGCATAATAGGTACTAATCTATTACCAAATACTTCTAATTGTTCCTCTGTAAGCATGTTTCCTCCTTTGTTTTAATCTAACAATTCAATCATAATCGTTGTTTTCACAGTTATATTATACCACTTTTTAACATAGTAGTAAATAATAAAAAGCCACACAAATTAATGCATGGCTTTTTAGGAAAGGTTATATAAAAACAGGAGGTTTCTAATATCTTAATTATACCACAATTTTATGATATGTCAACTATTCACTATCTTCGTTGTTGGTATCTTCAATTTGGATTTCATCATTCGCCCATTTTATGGCTTCTTTTTCATCAATCATGTATTTTTGTGCTAGATATTTAATCTTTAGTGATATTCCTCCAATTCCACTTAATACATCATTACGCATACTTTCAAGCTGCGAAGTCTTATCCTCTATATAACTATCATCAAAAGATATAAGCGTTTCAGCGTTTAAATCCCAATTAGATTTATGAAATACATTACCAAACCACAAAACAGCTTTTACTATACCATCAATATATTGTTTAGCTTGATATCTTTGTTTGTTTAATTCTTGCATCTGGTCTTGTCGTTCTCCTATATATTCAGTAGCTGTTGTTATTTGTGCGCCATCAAAACTATATTTTTTCGTTCCATATCCGAATTGCATAGAAAGCAAAGATAATAATAGTTCAATAACATTTTCGAACTTTTCAACACGTATTTCTGGAACAATTTCATGTACAAGTGAACCGTCTTGCGGTAGCTTTTCACCAATAGAAACAAATCTTCGTTTCATCTGTGCGTTTGGTGGAATTGGCTTTCCAACTTCATCAAACCCGCAAAGAAATTCATTGATAAGAACAATCTTTTCTGATGTGTCTATATCTCCAAACAGTGCAGTAAATGCACCGTCTAAAGCCAAAAGATAAGGAATACTGCTCCATATTTTAGGATACCCAAACCCTTGCATATCTATCAAAGCATTAACTTCTGCTGTTCTCATTATTGAAAATGGTTTTACTTCTCCTAAAACAATAATATTATTGGGCGGTGTTATTTCAACATTGTTTTCGTCGTATATGTGTGTTTCATATTGATATATTCCATTTTTTATTGTACACAAGACAAGTGTAGTTTCTTTTTTTGTATTTTTAAATGTTTCTCCTACGAATGCAGCTTCAATGATATCATCGTTTACGATGGTTAGAGGTATGAATCCACTTGCTTCAATGTAATTGAGTTTTATTTCTCCACCTTGCAGCGTTCCATTTGTCATTATATCAGCATTTTCTATGCGTACATAACAAGCAGTCAATCCCTCTGCGGATGTTAACTCTAGTTGTTTTCTATATTGAGTATCAAACTTATTATCTTCTAATATCTTGTTTATAAAATCATTTTGAACATTGTTTCCGTTTGCAATTTCAATTACTTCGCATAGATTTGCATCATCAGCACATACACGTTTGGCAAAGTTCATACGTTGCAATTCGTAATGTTCGCCACTTATTGTTTGTCTTTTGTGTTGGTCAGTGCTTATTGACCTATACCAATCATCACAAGTATTTATAATATCGTAAGCATTAATATTTATATCATATCCCCTGCTTATCAATAATGAGTTAACAGCTGTATTCATTGTATACACCCCTTAATATTTTTTATGTCTATCTATGTACTCAACAAAATCAATCCAAGAATAACAAAAGCTATCGTAAATATCGTTTATGTTTCCTTTGTTTTCGTCTTCTGGAATATCTGTATTTTTATTATCCCACCTCAAAGAAGCTAATGCTTTGATTACACCTTTACATTTTTGATTTATATATAGCCTTCCACTATTTAATAATCTATCAATTGTTACTGGTCTATCTTTAACAGCATTTTTTCTGCACCCTACTATTTTATTGTATGTCGGAAGTTTTGCTTCTCTGCTTGCCGATATTAAACTATTAATCATTGTTGGAGATGCACTGTCGCAAAATATAAAGTTAACATTTCCATATTCATTTAGTATTCTTTTATAAAACTTTACAAATTTATCACATATCATGTTGCTGTCTATTTGTTCTCTAATAGGGAGATTGTCCTCATCAAGCACAATTAACGTGTCATATCCATTAACATATCCAGTTGCTGTGAATGTAGTCATAGAACCAGTACCTCCAAAATCTATACCAATTGTTATTTTACTATAATTGTAATTTGTGTTTGTTGTTATGTATGGAGTGCTATCCTCTGCAAAATAAGGAAAAACAAGTCCTTCGGCAACACACCACTCACCTAGAATATATCTTTCATAAAACACACCCTTATGTTCTTTTTTTAATTCTTCTACCACTATACTATCTAAAAAAGGATTATCGTCTAACGTGTATTGCTGTTTGAAAATATCTGCATCACTATCAATGAATTTCTTTACCCAATGTTCTGGGTCTGCTGGGTTGCAAGTGCCATCAAAATGACTATATGAATGGTCTAATCGTGATTTTAGCATCTCGAAAACGTCTTCATTCCACGTTACAATCTCATCACCATAAGCATATTTGATTGATGTTCCTCTTAATCTATCAACGTGTTTTATATTGTCAGCACCCAAGCAATGTACACGCTCTCCAAATATCATGGATGTGTTATCACTTTTTATGCTTGATACGTTTGCAGTGCCATAAATTGACTGCATAGGCTCTATTATATTTCTTTGCAATGTTCCTTTTGTATTTCCCAATAATGCATACAATCCATCTTTCCCATGTCGTTCTCTTATTCTCATAGGTATTGCAAAATAATCAAGATATGTCTTTCCGCTACGAGTTGCACCATATTTAATTGCCCACCTGTGATTCCCACTCTCTCTTATAAATTCTTTTTGCTTATCACTTAGCAGCATTTTTTAATTCCTCGATTATTTCATCAAGTTTATTGTTAGCTTCATTCAATTCTGTGCTAGGTTTATCCAATCCATACCTTCTTGCTAACGCATCAAGTGCTTTTATTCGTTCTTTCAGTTTTGGTGTTACTTTTATTTCATCACCATTCATATTGATTGTTACATCTTGTTCAATTCCTCTTGCAATCATAGTATACAATTCTAGCACTTCATCTTGACTTGCAATGCGTGTTTCATCCTTTTTTGCTATCTTTTCGTCTATATATTTCCTTATCTTAGGAATTTTAAGTAATTTGTTACCCTCTACACCCGCAATATTATCATTAGACCACGAATAACCCGCATCTTTATAGCTTTGCGTTGCATTTGCCGATTTAATATAATAATCTGCAAACTTTTTCTGTTTTTCCGTTAATTTTACAATATTATATCACCCCTTTAAAACGCATTTTATTATTAATTATACTCTTTTACACGAAAAAAAGCAAGGTTTTAACGCCTCGCTTTGGATTTTAATGCTTTATTCATTTTTATATATTAAATATCTGACATATTCTGACCTCGTCATTTCCTTTTCATCTGCTTGTTTTTTAAGTTTTTCTGCATCTTGCTCAGACATTTTAACTGTAAATCTTGTGTTTTTCATTTTTATTACCTCCTAAAATTTTAATTACTCTACACCGTAATAATCGTTGTCATATCCTTTAGTTTCAAATCCTTTAACCGCTTCTTCAATGCTATCAAATTCTTTTACGGTTTCAATCTCGCCATTGTAAATTGCCTCGTCCCAAGTCTTTTCTTCCTCGATTGCCTTTGATGTAAGTTTAAATATTCTGTTCATTTTTGTTACCTCCGTTTGTTTGTGTATCCTCTTTAACTGTCTTTATTATATCATTTGTTGTAACGCTTGTCAACCCTTTTTAAAATATTTCTAAAATAAAAAAAGGG